AAAGAGGCGCTATTCAAAAAAGCATGATTGATTTAAATAAAAGTGATGTTGGCCCAACAAAACGTCTTGAATTTACAAATCAATTAAAAGCTATTGATGAAATGAATCGCAAGGATGAAGAGTCTATTTCAAAAAACTTGAAATATCAAAAAGAAGTTGTCGATAGAAATAATCAAGTTGAATATTTGTTTAATGAATATTCTAAATATATGCCAGAAGAAGAAGCGGCAAAACAAGCGCAAAAAGATAATCTTCAAATTGGTGAAAAGAAAATTGCTAGATTCGAAAAAGGCAATAAAAATGAAGGTGGTCAATCCAAAGCAGATGAAAAATTTGATGTAACTTTAGCAGGTGAATCAGCTAAACAAGTTAAAGAACTTGATACAATAATTGCAGAAACTGGAGATGTTCTTTCTAACTTAGATCGAGAAGAAGAATTAGCAGGTGAATTAACAGGTGCTACGGGAGTATTTAAAGCAACATTTAATACTTCTGACGCTGCTGAAATGAGAACTCTTAGTGCATCAAACCTTAAGCCAATCATGAAAATATACAATCCAGCCGGTGCATTACCAACTGCAAAATTAAATTGGATTAGAGATACTTATGCTGTTAGTCCTTGGGATAACAGGTATACTATGGCCGGTAAAATTAAAACTCAAAGAACTCTTGCCACACAAGCAAGAGAAAGAGCAATAGCAAGAAGAGATCTTATTCATCAATATAAGGGTCAAATTCCCCCTCAAGTTCAAAAACAATTTGATGAAGAAACAGTGGCTATTTTAGATACTATCGAACAAGAAAGCAAAAAGGGGCAAAAGTCAGATAAAAAAGCTCCTGAAGGAAAAGTACGCGTTAAAGATAAAGCTACTGGTAAAATGGGCTCTGTAACACCTTATGAAGGAATGGAAGCAAAATATGAACGCCTCTGATGATTTTGTTGCTGATGACTTTGAAGAAGATGTTCAAGATGATTTTGTTGCTGATGATACCGAAGAGCTTTATAGTGATCCTGTTTCTGAAAAATTAAGAGCAGCTGGTATTGAGCCTGATGATGAATTTGACAGAGCAGCAGCAGCAGGTCTTGTAGAAGGCGGTAAAGATGTTTTAAGTGGCGCTACTATGGGCCTTTCTGAATATGTTCCTGGTCTTAAAACAAAAGACAATGCTGCATCTCTAGTAGGTAAAACAGCAGGCGCATTTCTTCCTATTGAAGCTTCATTAACTGCTGGAAAAAAACTTGTTGCTGAACCAATTGCTAAATTAGCAACTAAAGTTCCAATGATAGAAAAGCAAGTTGCAGGATTTGGCAGATTAATGGGTCTTGCAACAGGTGGTGGAACTTATGGTGCAGTTGAAGAAGCAATTAAAGATGAAAAGCCACCTTCAACAGAAGACTTCTTGATGCATGGTGCAACATGGGCTGCTATTGATTTAGCATTAGGAGCATTAGGATGGACAGGAAGATTTGCTAAAGGTCTTTATGATGCAGCAAAAAAAACAGGTTCAACAAGAACAGAACTTCTTAACAAAACAGCTCAAGAACTTATAGCAGCAGGTGTTGATGCAACCAATCCAGAACGTGTAGCAGCTGTAGCAATGACATCAATTGAAGCTCCTATGGAAAAAGTTGCTGTTCAAGAAGGAGAACAAATTGCTAAACAAGCTATAGATCTAAAAGACAAAAAAGTTTCTCCACAAGTTTTTGATAAAGTTAAAGTTAAAGAACCAAAATCTTATATTCCTAAAGAATTTGATGCCGTAGAAGTTTTGGAGCAGCAATCAAACAAAGCAATTGACGAAAGTATTGAAGCTATAGGTGAACGCGCTCCTTCTGAAAAACAGCTTGGTGAAAACATTAAAGCTGATTTAGATGCTAATATGAAAAAGCTTGAAGATGAATACACGCCAGCTTATGAACTTGCAGAAGAAGAGGGACAATTCAAATTTAAAAAAACAAATGAACCATCTAAAACAGCCACTCTTGGAAAAGAAATCATTGAAAATATTGAAGCTTTTTCAACTACAAAAGCTGGATCTTTAGATGTTTTAGAATCTGTTGAAAATGTACTTCAGGATGTTGGTTTTAAAATAGTCAGAGATGCTGAAGGCAAGCTTCAAGAAGTTTTGTCAACTAAAGAAGTTTCAGCATCAAAACTTATGGAACTTGCAAGAAGACTTAATTCAAACATTAAATATGGCTCTCTTGATAAGAAAGCTCAAGATATGCTTAAACCTCTTGTGCAAGCAATTAAACAAGATGCAAAGACTGCTCTTGGTGAAGGTTCTAATGCTCTTGAAATGTATGAAAAAGCTGAAGCAGACTTTGCAAAGAAATCTAATGTGTATGGGAAAGAATCCATTCGAAAAATTCGTAAAATGAAAGCTGGTGAAAGAGTTGCTGAAATCATTAGAAAACCTTCAGCGCTAGCAGATTTAAAAGAAGCAGTTTCTCCTCAACAATTCTCTCAAATTGAAAGAGAACTTCTTGAACATATGAAAACATTAAAAGAAGATAAAGCTAGGGCTCTTTACAGAGAGATTAGACCATCTTTAACTGAAGATGCCCAAGCAGTTTCTGAACGTCTCCTAGAGTCTAAAACACCTGTTTCTAGCCCTTCTAGAAAAGCAGCGATAAGACAGAAAACAGAAGATGCTATTCTCAATGATTTCAGTAAGTCTACAGTTACAGGTGAGCGTCCTGATACAGCATTAAAGCTTTGGAAGACTTCTGAAGGTCAACAGCTTGTTAAAAATGCTCTTAAAGACAATCCAAACAAAGCAGAGATTCTTAAATATCTTGAAGAGCAATCATTTAAAGATATGACTGCTTCAGTTGTTAATAAAGAAGGTGAGATAAACTTTCAAAAGCTTAAAGAATTTATGAAAGATCCAGCATCTGTAGAAAACGTTCGTATGCTGGGTGGTGATGATGCTGTTAACTTCTTTAAAAACTTAGAAACGCTGGCTGCAAGAGCTGAAAAGAATGCATCAAGAATTGAAGGAATCTTAGATGTAGGTTCTGCTAAGGAAAGAAAGAGAGTTGCTGATCATTTAACTGCTAAAGGAAAAGAAAAACTTGCCAAAACAGCAGAAACAAATCAACCTTATAAATATTTAATTGATAAATTTTTTGATAAATACGGTGTTAAAACTAAAATGATTTTTGCTTTGCTTGGTTTTAAAGGTGGTTTTATGGGAGTTGCTACTAACGTATTAGCCATAGAAGCCATAGAAGCTTTAGTGAAAAATAAACCCCTTAGAAATGCTATAAGAAAAGCATCAGGACCAAAAACGGATCCAATTTATCTTATAAATGCTTACGAAGATATTAATTCTGCTATGAATAACGATTAAAAATAAAAGCCAGAATCGCTACAGTTATTAAGCTTTCAAAAAATAATTGCACATAAAACATATAAATCCTCCCTAATTGGCATCTAATATAACACTAATCTACATTACCGTCAATTTAAAGTAATTTCTATACACCTATCACACGTTTGTGTTATTTTAAAGAAAAATATTGTCATAACCATGGAGGTTTATATGGCGAATAAGGCTTATGTAGAAGGTAAAGGGAGTCGTTCGATCATACGTCCTCCTAAGAAAGTTAATGCAGCACCAATTGGATCAGATGCAGATTTTGGTCAACTTGCTGTTATTGCATCAAGCGGTGACACATACATCTACCACGGTGATGGCAACTGGAATCAAATCGGAACAAGTTCAACAGATCCAGTAGATGTTCCACACGGCGGTACAGGCCTTGCAACTATTACGGATCACGGTGTCATGGTTGGCTCTGGAACAGCGGCAGTCACACCTCTTGCTGTCGGCGCCACAGGAACCGTTCTAGCAGGCGTTACAGGAGCAGATCCAGCTTTCAGTGCTACACCATCAGTAACAACACTTACAGCTTCTGCTAGGCTCATTTCACCTATTGTGACAGCACCAGCAGCTACAGACTTTAATATCGATGCTATTGCCGCTCAAGACATTATTGTGAAGCTTGGTGATGCAGTTGGAGTAAACAATTTAATCATTAAAGACTCAGCAAGTGTACAGCAAGTCAATATTGATTCAGACGGTAATGTTGATATGGCAGGAACACTGACATTAACTGAAGTGTTTCCAATCCGGCTTAGACAAACAAATGCCTTAGCATACATTGGCTCAGGAACTTTAGTTTTAGGAACAGCAACTATTGCTAACACAAATATTTTAGCTGGAGACGTAGTTCTTGTTTCAAGAACTGGAGTTGCTGCTTCAACAACACTTGGTGAATTAACAGTTACAATCACTCCTGCAACTAATTTTATAGTGTCATCAAGAATTATAGGTACACCAGGTTCCGATCAAACAGGGGATGTATCAACATTTAGTTATGTAATCTTTAGACCCTATGTAGTTGCTTAGCTAGAACTCGCCCCGCTCCTCGGGGTAGAAAAACTTAAAAAAGAGAAGAAAGAAAAACATGACAATTCAATCAAGAAATGAAGCGGTTAGGTCGATGGCTTTTGGAACAGTAACCAACGCCTATCAAGATCTTGGCGCAGTTACAGCACATCCTACATATCAGCTGATTATACAAAACACAACAGACAAGCTTGTAGTATTATCAAAAGATGATGGTGCAACAGATTGGCTGCGTATTCCTGCAAGTACATCTATGGTGTTAGACTACATCGTGTTTACTGAAGGGATGCAGCGCGGTTTGATCGCTAAAGGAACGCAATTCCAAATTAAAGGAATCACAGCAGCTTTACCGACATCTGGTGAAGTAAGTATCTCAGTAGAATATCTCGTAGGAACATAAATGAGCGGTTTATTCAAGCTAGGCGGATCAGGTGGAGCAGTCGGCGGTGGTGATGTTGTAGGACAACCCCCGAGCACAGACGAAGCGTTTGCGCGTTTTGATGGCACCACAGGCAAGCTTATCCAGAATTCTGTGTTGCTATGTACAGACGCAGGCGTAGTCACAGGAAACACTCAGCTTGATGTAGACAACATTCGTCTAGATGGAAACACAATTTCATCAACAAGTGTTAATGGCAATATCACAATGACTCCAAACGGCTCAGGTGTTATTGCAGGCACAGAACTTACTCTTGTGACACCGTTAGATGAGCTATACGGCGGTACAGGACAAAGCACGTATGCAGCAGGGGATACCTTGTATGCTTCGGCTACAAACACTTTAAGCAAGCTTGCAAAGCCTACATATGCCGGCGCGCGGTATATGTTCGATGGAACAAATGTTGCTTGGTCAACTGCAACGAATTTCGTGATGTTTTATGAAGATTTTACTACGACTAATAATTTAAATGGAAACAACAACTTAACCCGTGCTGTTGTAGATACTGGATCAAACATACAAGGTTTGTATATTACTGTAGCAAATAATGATCCTGGCACTATGACAAACAGAACAGGTGCCGGTACCGCAGCAGGAGCAATAGTTTCGTATGGTTCAGCAAATGCCATAGACTGGCCATTTGTTATCGGTGGTGGTGAAATTACTGTACAGATGCGTGTAAGGGTTTCAGCACTATCAGATGGAACTAATACCTATGCTGTTAGAGTCGGCTTTGGTGACATTGCAACGCCAGCGGCTATTAACGACGGCATCTGTTTTGAGTATACTTCTACAGTATCAGCAAACTGGTATCGTACTGTTTATAATGCAGGTACACCGAATGCTACTGATACAACTGTAGCTGCATCTACAACATTTCAAACGCTTAAAATAGTCATTAACGCAGCTGGCACAAGCGCTGAATTTTTTATCAATGGCGTTTCTGTTGGAACAGATGCTTCCACATTTCCGACAGGATCAATGGGATGGTTTATGTATATTCTTAAATCAGCAGGAACTACATCAAGAGATTTTACATGTGATTACGTCACTATTTATCAAAAATTAACGAGTACAAGATAATGTCAGGCGCTTTACACGGAACTACAGGGTCAAGCTCAGGAACAGTAGTGGGCCCAGCTTCCAGTACTGACAACGCAATTGTTAGATGGGATACCGCGTCAGGAACGTTAATACAGAATTCTGGAGCTATTCTAACAGATGCTGGTGCCTTATCAGGCATAACACAATTTGATGTAGATAACGTACGCATTGATGGAAACACAATCAGCAGCACTAATGCAAACGGCAATATCACATTATCTCCAACAACATTAATTGCAGCAACAGAGATGACTTTAACAACTCCCCTTGCAGTCACAAGCGGCGGTACAGCCATTGCAACATACGCCACTGCCGACATATTGACAGCTACAGCAGCAAACACTATATCTAAACTTGCTAAACCTACATTTTCAGGCTCATACCTGATCTATGACGGTTCAGATATTGTTTGGTTTGACCCATCTAAACATTATATCATTCATGACGATTTTATTTCTGGCAACTCGCTAGAAACTACAGGATGGCAAGCTGCATCAACAGGTGGAGCAACATTTTCTGTTAACACGACAGCTAATGTAGATCATCCTGGTATGTTTGAATTTAATGCGGGAACTACTGGTGTATCAGGCTCTTATATACGTCTGGGTGGTATAGCTTCTGGTGAGAACAATTTCGTTCTTGGTGGTGGTGAAATAACTATGATCTGGGTTGTTAAACTTTCAACTTTATCAAACGGAACAGATACGTACTCTATTTCATTCGGTTTAACAACTACATACACAGCCTTTGTACTTCCTCCAAGCGGTGTTTATTTCTTCTACAATGACACAGGCGCACTTCCAAACTGGTACCGCGCTACAGTTGCTGGAGGCGCTCCAACACTTACAGATACAACAGTAGCAGCAACAACAAACTGGATGCAGTTTAAAACAGTTATCAACGCAGCAGGAACATCAATCGAATACTTTATCGATGGTACATCAGTAGGCTCAAATACTTTAACAATTCCAACAGCAAACATTTCTCCAGCAGCAATCCTACTTCGCACCGCAGGAACAGCACAAAGAACTGTAAGCTTTGATGCTTTTTCAATGTTTCAAAAACTTACCACCCCGAGATAACATGAGCAGCATATTCAAAACAGCAGCAGGTACAGCATCAGGCGGAGGCGATGTAACATCATCAGGTGTAGTTGTAGACGACGCAGCGGCAAGATTTGATGGAATCACAGGACTTATCATCCAGGGCTCTCCTGTTATCATTACTGATGCTGTAGAAATGTCAGGAGCAACACAATGGAATGTTGATAATATTCGCATCGATGGCAACACCATTTCTACAACATCGGGAGCATTAAATTTAACTCCAAATGGATCTGGAGTAAATGCTTTAACACAACTAACATTAACAACACCTCTTGATGAGATATACGGTGGAACTGGCTTTGCTTCTATTGCTGATAACGAGTTTATCTATGCCTCTGCAACAAATACCTTAGCAAAACTTGCAGCTCCTACTATTGCAGGAAGTATCTTAAGATTTGATGGAAGTGTTCCTTATTGGAGCAACATTACAAACACATTCTGGTTTTCTGATGATTTTATTACAGGACAACAAACAGCTAACATTGTTGGGAACAGGTTTTGGCAAGGCAAGCTCGGTGGTGCTGGTACTATCACTACAAATACCACAACCGCAGCAGGACACCCAGGTACACTTGATTTAAATACTGCTTTAACATTGGGTTCAGGCGCTAATATTAGGCAGTTTTCTGATAACAGCACGCAACAACCAATCATCATTGGTGGGGGTGTAATTGTTATTGAAATGATTGTTAAGATTGACACACTATCCGATGCAACAAATGCTTTTAATTTTAAGTGTGGTATAGCAAATCAAAATTCGGTTACATCTACTGTGGGAGGCCAAGGTGTTTACTTCACGTATGCTAGCACTGGAGCAACACCAAATTGGTATCGGTTCACTGGAAATAGCGGAGCTTCAATTACGACTACCGATTCAGGGACAGCAGCAACAACAAACTGGGTTAACTTGAAAATCGTCATTAATGCAGCTGGAACTTCTGCCGAGTTTTTTATTGATGATGTATCTGTTGGTACAAATTCTACAAATTTACCAACACTCGCTGTTGGCCCGATGTTTAACATGGCTACATCCCAAATTAATCTTGCAGCACGCAAGGTCACAGTAGACTACTATTCAATATTTCAAAAATTAACAAACTCGAGGTAATATGACTCAAAGAAATCGTACAATACCAAACAGCAGACATCCAACGTCCGAAGTGCCTTGTGTTGTCATGCCAAGACCTCCTACAACAACAGATTTAAAAGATCCCACAACAGGAAAAACATATGAAAGACCTTATTTTTGGTTGGTTAATAAAAATCCAAACACAGGACTGCCTGTTGCAGGTGCCTATACTTCTGATCTTGGTGACTTTTGGTATCTTGCTAATATCGCTGCTAACGTAGCAGACTGGCGTCAGATC